GGACTTTTTGAGAAAGTTTTTACCTCCGGGGATCACCCCGAGGGTTGATCTGGGCCTTCCTTGTACCTATGGCGCCGGGCAAAGCCAATAGGCTGAGCAAGGAAGGTCCTGATGAACCCTAGTTTTCTTGACATGCCCCCGATGGAAGGGAGTTGAAACTGTGCCTGCTCGCCGACAACCTAAGCCTCTTCCCGAGACAAGTCGGCGTAGAACCGCCACAACTCCAGAGGCTCGGGAAAGCCAGTTGATTTCGCTGGCTGAACGAGTAGCCGAGCAACAGATGCTTGATGGTACAGCCTCAGCACAGGTGCTTACACACTATCTGAAGCTTGGTTCTACTCGTGAACAGCTCGAACAGGAACGACTTCGCGGTGAGGTCAAACTTCAGGTAGCAAAGATCGAAGCGATGGGTTCGACCCAGCGACTTGAAGAGATGTACATCAAAGCGATGGATGCGTTCCGTGGCTACCAAGGTCGTTCGGACGAAGAAACTGATGACGACGAGTAGAACGTATTCCGAACTAAGGCGACTTGAAACCTTCGAAGAGCGATTCCGCTATCTCGCTCTCAGAGGTCAGGTCGGTCAAACCACCTTCGGGTTCAATCGCTGGATCAACCAGGATTTCTACACGTCCCGCGAGTGGCGTCAAGCTCGAACTGAGATCATCGTTCGAGACAACGCATGTGATTTGGGCATCGAAGGTTACGAGATCCACAAGGGTCTCTATATTCATCACTTGAACCCCATCACTGCTGAACAGATCGAGGCCGGAGAAGATTGCCTCTTCGATCCGAACAACTTGATCACTGTTGCCCACCGAACCCACAACGCCATTCACTACGGCGACGAGAGTCTGCTGCCCAGACCCCCCGTCGAACGAAGAGCTGGCGATACAAAACTCTGGTAAGGAGAGACCATGACCGAGAAGAAGAACGACGTCAGCGAGGCCGAGGACACCGGACCCTGCCCGCCTCTCGGAAAGATTTCGGGGGACGAGCAGGCCGACGTCGGCCTCGCCGAAGAGTCCGCCGCAGACTTCGACGCCGATGAGAAGGACGAGGACGCCTGATGACAACCTCATACGCCGATGTCAGTGCCAAGCTCGGGAAGGTGGCAGCCGCCACCAAGTCCATATCCCGAGAGGTGTTCGACAAGGCTGTCGCGGCCAAGCACGCCCCTTGGTACATGTGGGGGTACGACGGCAACGCGAGCAACACCGAACACCACAGTGGTCGAGCCCTGGACTTCATGGTCCGTAACAAGGCAGACGGCGACTTCATCCGCAACTATCTGTGGGCCAACCGCAAGCGTCTTCGGGTCCAGCATGTGATCTGGCAGCAGAAGATCACGTCGACTGTCACACAGCCCGGCGTCGTCCGCAAGATGGCCGACCGTGGAAGCGTGACTGAGAACCACATGGACCACGTCCACGTTCTCTTCTTCGCCGGCTCCTACCAGAAGCCGGGCGCCTCCACCCCCTCCTCCTCGGGCTCCTCCACCCCCTCCAAGAAGTCCATCGACGAAGTCGCCAAGGACGTCATCAAGGGGGAGTACGGAAACGGCCCCGAGCGCGTCCGCAAGCTCATCGCGGCGGGTTACAACGCAACCAAGGTTCAGGACCGGGTCGAAGAACTGATGAACCCCCCGCAGGGTCGGAAGTCCGTCAAGACTCTGGCCGCCGAGGTGCTTGCCGGTAAGTGGGGGAACGACCCCAGCCGGTCCAGGGACCTCAGGGAGGCGGGCTACGACCCCAAGCAGGTCCAGGCTGAGGTCAACCGCCAGGCTCGCGCTCGTCGGTAACACCGACCCGTCAAAATGAGAGGAGGTGTCCCACGTGGAACAGCGCATCCTTGTCAGCGTCAAGAAGGTTCTTGGTCTGCCTGAGATCGACACGTCGTTCGATGTCGACATCATCATGCACATCAACTCAGCGTTGGCGAGACTGAACCAACTCGGGATCGGTCCGGTCGAAGGTTTCATGATCGAGGACGACACGTCTACGTGGGACGCCTTCCTTGGTGATCGACCCCTGCTGAACCAGGTCAAGACGTACGTCTACATGGCCGTACGACTCTTGTTCGATCCCCCTGGTTCGGGGTATGCCCTCACGTCGATGAAGGAGCAGATCGACAAGTACGAATGGCTCCTCAATGTCGTCCGAGAGGGGGACGAATGGACCGCTCCCGTACCCAGCTTGTAGTTGTTGCTCTTCCTACTGCTAATGACTATGTCCGGAAGATCTCCAGCGAGAAGGAACCCCACCTGACGCTGTTGTATCTGGGTAAGCCGGGTTTCGATCAGAGTCAGCTCACCAGGCTTCAGGAGTATGTAGACCACGCGTCCACACTTCTTCCTCAGTTCACCCTCGACGTCGAACGCCGTGGTCTTCTGGGAGAAAAGGACGCAGACGTTCTCTTCTTCAGTAAGAGATGGTCTAAGGAAATCGTTCGATTCCGGGAGAGCCTCCTTCAGAACCCACTTGTGTCGACCGCCTACAATTCGGCGGAACAGTTCGAGGGGTGGACTCCACATCTTACGGTTGGTTACCCAGGTACTCCGGCCAAGAAAGACCCGAACGGCTACGACGGAGATGTCACCTTCGTCAAGTTCGATCGAATCGCTTTGTGGATCGGAGATTCCGAAGGACCGACGTTCGATCTCAAACCCTACAGCTACGAGGAGGTAGAGATGTCTGCCCTCGCCCACTATGGGGTCAAGGGCATGAAGTGGGGTGTTCGTCGTACCGATGCGCAACTCGCTTCGTCCCCCGCACCAAGGGCTCCTCGAATGTCCGAGGATGCCCGAAAGGCTTATAACCTCCAGGACAAGATCGAATCCAGGGGTACTACCGCACTGAGCAATCAGGAGATGCGGCAGTATCTCGAACGGGTGGATCTCGAACGTCGTTATAGCCAGACCATATCTTCCCCCTCCTCCAAGAACCAATTGGACAGAGGACATGACCAGGTGAAGAAGATCCTGGCATACGGAGAGACGTACGACAAGGCTCGTAAGTTCGTCGAATCTCCGACGGGACAGATGATCAAGAACGGTGTCACCACCGCCGCCTCTGCGGGTCTCGCATACGTGACAGGCGGTACCAGTGCAGCAGCGGTAGCTGGCGTCAGTACCATAATTCGGCGATTCGGTTCATAGCAGAAGGGAGGGTTAGCGATGGCTTTGTCGAATACTGCGGTTCCTTTCTACTACGGGAAGTTCCGTGACGCGGTGCTAAACGGCGATATTCCGGTGAACCGGGAAGTCTCGTTGGAGATGAACCGCATCGACGCCCTCATCGCCAACCCGAAGATCTACTACGATCCCAATCCGGTAGAAGGGTTTGTCAAGTACTGCGAAGCGGAGTTGACCCTCACTGACGGGAGCGATCTCCACCTTCTCGACACTTTCAAGTTGTGGGCTGAGCAGATTTTCTGCTGGTACTACTTCGTCAATCGAAGTGTCTACGAGCCAGGGGAGAAGGGCGGCCGTTACGTCGACAAGGTGATCAAGAAGCGTCTAACGACAAAGCAGTACTTGATCGTAGCCCGAGGTGCCGCTAAGTCATTGTACGAGTCGTGCCTCCAGAGCTATTTTTTGAACATCGATGCATCGACGACGCATCAGATCACCACCGCCCCCACGATGAAGCAGGCCGACGAAGTCATGTCGCCGGTCAGAACCTCCATCGTCCGGGCCAGAGGACCTCTCTTTGCATTTCTCACGGAGGGGTCACTCCAGAACACCACAGGTTCCAAGGCCAACCGAGTCAAGCTTGCAGCGACCAAGAAGGGCGTCGAGAACTTCCTTACGGGGTCGATGCTCGAAGTCCGGCCGATGACAATCAACAAGCTCCAAGGTCTTCGAACCAAAGTGGCGACCGTCGACGAATGGCTGTCCGGTGATCTTCGTGAAGATGTCATCGGTGCCATCGAGCAGGGCGCTTCAAAGCTCGATGATTTCCTCATTGTCGCCGTCAGTTCCGAAGGAACTGTTCGAAACGGCAGTGGTGACACCATCAAGATGGAACTCGCCGATATTCTCAAGGGCGAGTATCAGGCACCTCACGTTTCGATCTGGCATTACAAGCTGGACGAAGTTGAAGAGGTAGCCAACCCGGCAATGTGGCAGAAGGCCAATCCGAATCTCGGAAAGACCGTAACGTATGACGTTTACCAACTGGACGTTGAACGAGCCGAAAAGGCTCCAGCCGCTAGGAACGATATTCTGGCGAAGCGTTTCGGACTTCCGATGGAGGGTTATACGTACTTCTTCACTTACGAAGAAACACTGCCTCATCGTAGTCGGGAATTCTGGGAGATGCCTTGTGCTATGGGCGCCGACCTTTCCCAGGGTGACGACTTCTGTGCGTTCACATTCCTCTTTCCACTGTCAGGCGGAAAGTTCGGAATAAAGACGCGAAGCTACATCACTTCGTTGACGCTTTTGAAACTTCCCGGGGCCATGCGCCATAAGTATCAGGAGTTCATCGACGAAGGAAGCCTTCATGTGCTTGAGGGAACGATCCTCGACATGATGGAGGTCTATGATGACCTGGATGAGTTCATCCAGCACAATAACTATGACGTGCGCGCATTTGGCTTTGACCCCTACAATGCTAAGGAGTTCGTGGCCCGCTGGGAAGCGGAGAATGGTCCGCATGCCATCGAGAAGGTCATTCAGGGGGCGAGAACAGAGTCTGTCCCGCTTGGGGAACTAAAGACTCTCAGTGGTGAACGCTGGCTCATATTTGATCAGGCATTGATGACGTTTGCCATGGGTAACGCGATCACCATGGAAGACACAAACGGAAACCGTAAACTGTTCAAGGGGCGACGAGAGTCCAAGATTGACAACGTCGCCGCACTCATGGACGCCTGGGTGGCGTACAAGCTCCATAAGGAGGAATTCGAATGACCGAAGGAAGTCCTTCGCCGGGCGAGCTTGCCCACTACGGTGTCAAGGGCATGAAGTGGGGTGTTCGCCGGGCTGCGTTGAACAAGGCCTCCAAGGATTACACCCCCGGCATGCGGGACATCGACAAGCATGCGTTCGGCGAACGTGGTGTGAAGCGCATCAACCGACGCATGAACAAGGGCCAGACGCGCAAGCAGGCGCTCGGCCGAGAAGCAGTACGGGCCACGTCGAAGCATCTCCTGGTATCCGCCGGGACTCTCGCAGCCATGGCAGCTCTGGGTAAGCACGGCGACGATATTGCCGGTGGACTCTCCAAGCTCGGGGAAACAAGTCGCGGAAAGGCTGCCGCAGGAAAGACGTTCGCAACCAACGCGGCGGGCAGGGGCATGGAAAGGTTCGGCCCCAACCAGAAGACTCAGGTTCGCGG